AATGCTGAAATTCAGCGCCTTGAATTGATTGACCTGCAGACTGAGGCATTAAAGAAACAGGCGGAGGAAGCCGAGAAGCTTTTCAAAAAAGCAATGGAGGGCTCAGAGTTTGGCGTTGCTGGTGAAGGTACTGTTGCGTCTGGATTGAGCGATGCTATTAGCAAACTGAAAGAAGAGCTTAATCCGATCAAGCTTGCAACCGACACAATCGTTAATGGCGCAACAGCTATCGGTGAAGCATTTAGCACTGCATTTGGTGAGGTAATTACGGGCGCTAAGTCAACACAAGAGGCGCTAGCTGATGCGTTTAAGAGTATTGGTCAAGCGTTCATCAGCATGGCGCTTGAGATTATCGCTAAGCAGATGACGTTAATCATTCTGCAGACGATCCTCAATGCTTTGAGTGGCGGCGGAAATGCAATGGGAACTGCCAACAAAAACCTCACTGGCACTGGTGCGCTTAAGTCGCCCATGCCGGCCTTAAAAGTTGGTGGCTATGCCGAGGGTGGATTTGTCACTGGCCCTACCACGGCCATGATCGGCGAAGGTGGCGAACCCGAGTACGTCATCCCCGCCAGCAAGATGGGTGCGGCAATGTCTCGCTACTCTGCTGGCGCTCGTGGCGCTGCCGTCATCCCAGGTAAAGGCGCATCTAGTGGCGGTGGCACATCAGCCGGTGGCAGCTCTACGATTGACGTGCGTTACACCGTGGAACGCATCAACTCCGTGGATTACGTCACCGCCGATCAGTTCCAAGCTGGTATGCAGCAAGCTGCACGTCAAGGTGCCGAGCAAGGTGAGCGCCGCGCACTGAGCAAACTGCAGAACTCACCTGCTACCCGCCGCCGCGTCGGAGTCTGATGGAACTAGCAATCGGCAACAATCTCAACCTCAACGGACGGTCGTACCAGAACTACAACCTGCAGGGCGGCAACTTTTTACCTTTCGGCTTTAGCGGCGTAACGGTCAATCGCGGCGGGGACAACACGCAGGCATCGCTGGTCTTTCCGTCTAACGAGCTGTCCCGCTCGTGGGCCGCAGAAGCAATTACCAACAACTGGATCGCCACAGTTGCCTTGTTAAATGTTTCGGCCGGCGGCACGATCTACACCTACGTCGGTCAGGTCAGCTCCGCATCCAACGACGAAACAAAGGTTGTGCTGCAGCTCAGTAGCGTGCTCGATGCCGTCGGCACTGATATACCCTTCCGCTTCATCGGCGAAAATACTGTTGGCTCCATCCCAACGAGCAGTGGCTTCCGACTGTCTTGATTTGATTGGGATGCCGTTTCGCCTTGGTGCGGACGGTTCAGATGGTTACATCGACTGCATCCATCTGGTGTACACGGTGGAAAAGCGCTTAGGCATCCCTACCCCTGAGTTTCAGGCTGATTGGTACACAGCACCAAGAAAACCAGTCTTGCGCGCCCTCTATAAGTGGGGCGATCGTGCATGTGACGGTGGCTACGATGGTGATGTGGTTCTGGCACCACAAAACAGCTGGGCATTTGGTGTCGCATGGCAACAAGGGATTCTGCTGATCAGCCCTTTGACCGAGCGAGTGGTCTGGTGCCCCTTGGCAAGTCTTTCGAGCGTGTACTTCTTCCGTACGAAAGGGATCTGTGCGACCTGATCGGTTGCACCGTTGAAGAGTACAAGGAATTTTTAGCTGAACTGGAACGTAATACCTATGTGCGTCCAGCGGAATACGACCACATCCCAGACATTCGGTGTGATCCGGCAACGTTGTCGGTTGTTATCAGTCTTGCTGTTGGCATACTTTTCAGCGCCGCAAGTTATCTACTAACTCCTAAGCCTCGCGCCCCGGAAGCACCTGATGATCCGCGTCGCGTTGTTCGGCGTGGTCGCACGGGGCAGGATCGTTTCCTGCAGTCGACCAGCTTTGACGGCTTTGCAGATCTAGCCGAGTTTGGCGCTGCAATCCCGATCATCTGGACGAGGTACACGGGCAACACTGGCGGCGTCGTCATTGCCCCGCCCCTGATTTGGAGTCGCGCCTACAGCCTCGGCAACGAGCAAGCCGCACAGATGTACTACCTCGTCGGGGATGAGGGACCATCTGGAGCACCGATTGCCGCACCCGATATTGCTGGTGTTTTCGTTGGCAACACGGCTCTAACCGCTCACCGTGGCACCACCTATGTTTTCGACTGGGGGGCTGTTCCAGGTGACGGGCGAACAACAGCGAACCCGATTACCGAAAGCGCACCCATTTATGAGTTTTCAGCCTGCCTGACGCCGTCAAATAACACAAAGTTTGGCGTTGCAAATCCCGTAGCCAATTGCACGCAGTACAGACCCAACTGGCGTGTTATTGCGTTCCCGGAAGACGTAGACGACCGTACCAATCGGGATATCCGAAACGACCGTGAAAAGATTTGCGGCTTTGCCTCGCGTGATGACGGAATGCCAGGCACCGGTCGCGGTTACCCCCGTCGGTTAGGTGTTGTTTCAGGCGGGAAAGACCAGGGTGGCACAGTGTTTCGTATCAGTGGCAAACGACTAGATCGCAAGCCAGACAATTTCCTTAAGAGCACCAGCATCACGATGGACGACATCAACGATGCGCTGGATGCTGAATGTGTAGCCGCCGATGAGATTCTGCAGACTGGTGAACAGTTTGTGGTTGGCGAAACCTTATTTCGTGTCACCTCGCGTCCCAAAGAGCAATGGCAGCCCGGCAGAACATTTGATATCCAGCTCGGTACAGCAATCCCGGGCGGCGCAGCCGATCACATAGAGAGAGCCAACCACCTCAACACCAGCGCTGAACCACCAGAGCGCAATTATGGCGTTATCTATTTCACGCTGTGCAAGGCATTTATTGGTGCGTTCCGCAACAACCGTCGTTGCTCGACAACCGAGATTGGTATCCGTAGTCAGGTGTGGGGTCGCGTCAATGGACTGTGCCACTTCAACGGCATCCCCGATCCACCGGTATTGACCAACTACGACGAAAACGGCGTCCAGTTCAGCCTCGGCACCAACAACGAGTATTTCCCGCGTGTGTCGATGTTCCGGGTGTACATGCGCCCTGCAGGTTCCACGTCGTGGACAGCAGTAGGCCCGATCCTCGGCGTGCGTGGCACAGGTCCTGTCGATCAATATCACCAGCTGCAGATCAACCATGGCACAGACAAGGAATATGAATTCCAGATCAACCCAATTAGCAGCTCAATCATTCGTACCAGCTTGTCATCCGGCCAAGGGTTGACTTCTATTTATATCCTTAACGCCAACGCAAATCCGGTCAATCTTGGTGCGCTAACAGTCAAAGCCGATTTTTACCCATTGTACGAGGGCGGTGGGGTGCACCCCTATTTCCAGGCCAAACAATTTATGGCCCGTGGCTGGGGCTCGGCATACAACACTGAAACGTATGCCATCCCAAGAGATGGCTCCTACGAGCGCATGTTGATGCGTGACGGAAGCGGCAACATCATTCCCGGCGAATTTGGTATGCCTCAGCTGCGTTTGCGGCGGATGGCACTGGAGGAATTGCTTGGCGGCCCACCAACACGGGCAGGACAAAGAAAAACACTGGAGCTAAAACGGGAAACTGATCGTGGGCGCGTCAAATTCAAGCTTCGCCTAATCTCGCAACAGCTTGAAGTCAACCTTCAGTGGGTACCGCTTTACATCACAGTAACTGACGCAAAACCCGAAGAAGGTTCTAGCTTTGCTGTTGGTCAGACAATCGGTTACGACGTAAAGGTAAAAGCATCCAATCCATTGCTTGATGGATACATCCCAGACACTTACGACCAGCAAAACGTTTTTGCCGTTCTGCAGTTCCGCATTGTTAGTACATCAACCAAAACATTGAATCCAGAAGAGCGCGGGTGGCGCATCTTTGAAAACTGGTCAACCTTTGCCGAGATCAGCCAGTACGGCAATATCGTCACCCACAGCTGCGATAGCGGCCCCGAGCACGAAATCGTTTACGTCAATCAGATCGGCGGCGAGAAACCGCTTGAGGCACCCTCCACTCTCGGTAACTACGCCAACGTGTCCAGCGCAATGCTGGCGCTCAAGTCAAGCCGTAATACCAGCAGCGTTGATCAACTCCGGGTGTGGGTTAAATCCGGCACAAACAACAGCAACAGCTTCCCTCGCCTGGTGGAGTATCTGCTGACGCGGATCAGTGGCATTTCATCCGACATGATCGACAGCGCCTCTTTTTCTGAGGCTGACTCTTACTGCAATTCACGCGGCTTGTACTACGACGGTGCCATCACAGAACGCACCAATTTTCGCTCGTTCGTAACCAACACAGCCCCGTTCTTCCTGCTGAATTTGGCGATGCGGAACGGCAAACTAGCGCTGCTGCCTGCATTGCCGCCGCCCAACCCTGCTGCCATGTTTACGGCAGGCAACATCATTGAAGGCTCGTTCTCGCTGGATTATCTGGAGGTAGGCGAGCGGCGTCCCATCCGCGCCCAAATGATCTACCGCGAAAACCTACTAAACCAGTTCCCACGCCAACGCACATTACTGCTGGGCGAGGGCAACAACAAGATTGAAACGTTTGATATGTCCGCGTTCTGCACATCGGAGGGTCACGCACGAAAGGTGGGCAGCTACTTCATTGCGCTGCGTAAGTATGTGACCCACGCAATCAAGTTCAGAACGACCCTAGACAACGCGCACATCGGCCCCGGCTCCGTCATTTCCGTAGCACTGAATCAGGTATCCGCCTCGCGTTTCACCAACGGCTCGATCAGCAGCAGCGGCACAATCACCAGCGCCCAAAACCTGCCCGATGGCTCCTACCCGATTGTGTACTTCATCTCGGGCAACCCCAGCACATTGAATGGAACGCTAACCGTGTCCCAAGGTCGGACCAGTCAAGCCTCCTTGTACAACTCAATCTTCTCGGTAACCCACGAGAACGTGGTTACATCCACCTACCTCGTGGAGCAAGTCGATCTCGACGAGGAGGGTCTGGTGACCGTGACGGCTTCAGAATATCCGTACAACGCCCTTGCTTCTGCTGCCGGAGTGTAACGATGCCTTTCCCAAGCTTGGTCCCATCCGCCCGTGCCTTCGCGCCAGGCGATTGGCCTGTCAAACAGTACAAAGCATTGAGCGGCGCCGAGGTTCGCATCCGTTACGGGAACCTACGCACCGAAGCCACGCTGGACCTGACGTTTGAAAACATTACGGATACAGCCGCCGCCGGTTTTCTCAGTCACTACGACGAAACGCAGGGCACCTTTACAACCTTCAACCTTCCAGCGCAGGTGTTCCAAGGCTGGGGTGCTAGCTCGTCGCTACTGAACAACCCCAGTGGGACAGCATGGCGTTACGCCGAAGCTCCACAAATTACCAGCGTTTATCCGGGACGTAGTACCGCCAGCGTCAAATTGATCGCTGTTCTGTGATCGCTAAGATGAGGCTACGGTATTAGACGATCATGGGCTTTTACACCGGGCGATCAGGCTCGCTGGTCTACAACAGTAAGCCCGTCGCCAAGATCCGCGATTGGTCCCTCGACACCACCGTTGAGCTGCTTAGCACCAACACGATTGATAGCGTTACCAATACTTTTACCCCCGGCGTCAAAGGTGCTACCGGTAGCGCCACGCTGGTGTACTACCGCCTAGAGAGTGGCGAATCCTCAAGCTACACGCAGTTCACTGATCTAATCAACAAGCTGCACAAGACCGGCGCCATTACCGAGAGCGACCGCGTTCTGCTGAAACTCAACGTCGGCGGCAACGCTAGCGATGACATCCAGTTTTACGCCTACATCACATCAGTGCAAATCAGTGTTGCAACTGGCGAACTTTCGGTGGTGCCAATTCAGTTCACTATTGATGGCGACTTCTTGAGCGGTGGCACTGTCGCATGACGGTTTATCTCGGCTATACGGGTCACGTTCGACTTCGGCGTAGTTCTGAGTCGTCTGTTCCTTTTGGTAACCTGTCCTTATCGGTGGGACCGGAGGATATCAACACCAGCCTTAACCGCGCCGGTTTTGACACAGCCGCAGACAACCTGATCACCGGCGACCGGATCGAGCTGTTCACCGAGGATGTCCGAGGACTGGACTTTTTCCCCGTAGCGACGTGGCCTACAGCGACGGCAACTGAAAACACCATCAGCGCTTACGTCAACGTTAATGCTGCTGGTGGTCTGCGGTTTTTTCCTACGTTTGCTGATGCTGTAAACAACAATCGCGCAGCTGAATACCCGCTTGAGGCATTTACTGGCGATCCGATTGATATCACTTACTTGGTGCGTGATATTGATTACAACGTTCTCGGCAACGTCAAAAGCTTTGAACTAAATACCGAGCGTGAAGATATTGATACCACCACGCTGAATGATCAATTCCGCCAGCGTTACAGCGCAGGGTTAATTAGCGGCAACGGTCAAATTTCAACCTACTTTGATTTCAATACCACCGGCATCAAAGAGGCGCCCGTTCTGCTGTTGCAAGTGCTGCAGCGGTTAGACATTGGTTCGCGTGTTGATCTAGCGCTTTACCTGTCCGAATCTGAAGACGACCCCAGCCAGAACGTTTACTACGACGTAGAGGCAATGGTGGTGCGGGCTGGCGTCACGGTCAACGCAGACAGCGTGATTGAGGCCACGATTAATTTCGTAACCACCGGTGAAGTCAAGCTGCTGATCGGCAAACCCAGCGGCTACATCCTGAAAGAAGACGATTACCGCATCAGGCAGGAACAGTCCCTTGACTTCCTACTGACTGAGGTTGAGGACTAGCACAGCTAAACTTTACTCAGACTGGAGGCACGATTTTGGCTGATCAGCGGATAACCCAGCTCACCGAGCTGACTGAAGCCGCTGTAGCGGCCAACGATGTTCTGCCCATTTCAGACATCAGCGCCAGCCAGACCAAAAAGGTCACGGTCAAGAGCCTGATTGAAGCCGGCTACACGCTGTCGGATGCTGGCTCGATTGATCTGGCCAAGCTGGATCAGACCAGCGCAACCAAGCTTGCTACTGCCGCCCTTGCTGATGATGCGATAACAGCAGCCAAGCTGGCAAACGACAGCAGCATCGCTGTTGATACCACCGCCCCGACGACCGATAACTTTGATGGTCGCGGGTACTTCAATAGCAGCACTGGCGTCCTTCAGGTTTACAGCGCAGGCTCTTACGCCAA